GTCCTTGAAATCTCAAGGACGGTAGATATCAACATAATGGTGGGCAAAACATGCCATAAAGCGAACCACTTTTATATAAGCGGCTCGCTTTACCCAATAATGCTTATTCTACCTCGATAACCTTATAATCGCTCATTCGCACATCATATAGTAATGTGTTGACTGTGTCGACTGTTAATTCATTCGGATTAAATACAGCATATTCACCGTCAGCACTCATTAATATTTCAAGACCGCTTTTTACTTTCTCAATGAGTTCTGGCATATCTTCAATTAAGCCACTTTCTGGATCATTTATAATTGTGTTTACGTCCATTGAGTTGGCTGACAAATCAACGATATAAGATAGTGCCTCATAAGGTGCTTCTACTGTTGCAAGGTGTTTTTTAGCTGGTGCGTATTGGTTAATAATTTCTAACATGATTGTAATCCCCTTTCGTTACTACTGTGCCTTATCTTTGATTATATGATAACACATAATCAAATGGAATGCAAGCAAAATTTTATTGATCTTCAAAAATTTTTTTGCGAGCATACTCAGATATGCTCATTCCTGCTTTTTCAGCTGCTGCTTTTAGTGCTGCATATTCATCGTTATTCATTTGTATAGCTCTAGGTTTACGGCGCCCCTCTTCGCCCACTGTAATAGGTGCCCCAGCTCCTTTACGAGCGCCCCCCCATTGGTTTTTACTGCTCATAATAATACCTCTCTTGAATATATAATCTATTATTTTATTGGCCCCTGTTATAGGGGCCATATCTTATTATCTGTCAGCAGCTGCATTCATGATGTTTGAGTACATCTCAGTTAAATCATCAAGTAACGGATTCGACTCAAAGCCGCCAAGATTTTGATAATTAAATGCTGCTTTCATGTTAGCTACAAAATCAAGTTTATCAAATTCATCTCTATATACTCGATATTGTGCAGCTGCTGAATGAGCTGCGCTTAATGCTCCGTCAAACATGAGTTTCAAGAAATCCTTTTGATTATCTTGTAATGTTGTTGCAAAATCTTCTGTCATTAAAATTTTCATGGTGTGTGATGTCCTTTCATTTTATCATTCAGTAAGTGTAATTCCCTTATCTTTGATTATATGATAACATATAATCAAATAGAATGCAAGTACTTTTTTAATTTTTGCAAAAAAATAAAGGCCCACTACATTAAATGTATATATTTAATATAGTAGGCCTATTTTATTTACCAATTATCAAAGCTATGTGTCCACCCTCACATAGTAGGGAGATTATGGATCACCTCGATTTCATCGAATAGCGCCAGCTGCACCAATTAGAAAACCAATCACACCACCAGCGGCCCATATATCACGTTGCCGCCGCAAGCGTTGCTCTGTTCGTCTATTGTTTTTGATTTCTTCTTTCAATTCCGTTAATGAGTTCGAGGCTAGATTTAATCTCTCCTCTTGCTCTGTTATTTTGCTCGAGGCTTTCGCTAATTCTTGCCCCTGTTTCTCGTTGATTGTCCTCAATTCTGTTAAGGCTTGCGTTCTCTCGCTGTTGATAGCCCTCAATTCGGTTAATTCGCTCGCCTGCGTCATTGTTAAGCTGTCGGCTTGTTTCAATGATTTTGTTGAGTTCTCGATTGAGGCGTCGGCTGTCATCAAGTGCTCTTTGAGTCTGTTCCAATCGCTCAATGGCACGCTGATAGTTGGCTCTGGCTGTGAAATATCCACTTGCGAGGCTGCCAACGAGATAGACGATACACAAACAAATAGCACCAACAATAAGGCGCTGCATAGTAACCTTAGATTTAAGCGTTTCGAGGTATGTTTTAATTTTCTCATACATATCTAGCCCCCTATTTAATCCATATCACTCCAACGTGCCTCATAACCTCGCACGTCTACGTGAACGAAGTCTTGATAGTAATATTTACCTATGCCGTCGGCGCCGCATTCCTCGGCCACCTGTGCGAGATAGTCTACGTCAATTCCGTCATAGGTAATATCTGCAGCGACGCCTTGCGTATGGTAGGAATTAGAAACGCCGCCAACTTCCTCATTATGAGCTGGGCAACGATAGCCACTATTAATAGTAATAGGAACGCCCAAGCGTTCACGAATTCTGTCTAACAGGTCTACAAGTCGCTTGTCTATGATGTGATCTAGTTTATTGCGTCCGTTTTCATCAACCTCATGACGCTCACAATGACAAGCAAATTCGTAATCGTCGAAATATTCGCCAATTTTCATAGTTTTTACCCCCAATTATAAAAGGCTGCACCCTTTGCGAATGCAGCCAATGACTAATTATTTTTTTAAAATTATATCAATTTTATTGTGTACTATATCTAATAGCCCTGTTACTGTGCTGTTTCCGCCGTCTCGCATATTCTCGAGAATACTCAAAAACTCAACAGAGCCGAGATACAGCCATACTAGATTAACAGCGAAAGCATATTGTCCAGCCATGAAATCAAAGCACCATGCTGCAGCAGTTGCTAGGCAATAAGTGAGCACCTTTGTTACAAAGGGCTTTCGCATATGCTTAGAGCTGATTAAGCCTTTACCCCAAGCCGCTGGAATAGCTAAATATTTGTCGGAGCCGCTTATATTCTCTGGGGTAGCCCCCAAGTCTAGCAACATTTGATAGCCGATAGCTGCCCATTTTGTCAGTAAATCTAGGAATACTAACAAAATAAATATCCCTAGCACTTGAACGTGTTTCAACCCAATCATATATATAGCGATTTCAGCAACGAATGCCAATATAGCTTTTAGTACAAAGGACTCTGTAAGAGTTCGCCATGCCTCACTCATGAAATTTGTTAATTCTTGCATTTGTTCCCCTTACATCGAAATTAACCTAATTTATTGATTGTATCGGTGCTAAACACATACTCATATCTAGCGCCTTGCTCCATAGCAACCAACTCAGAGCCATTAAATTGAATGCTCTTATTAGCTACACCTGTGAACTTGATAGAAGTTGCCTCACCTGTTTTGTGTGGTGTCATAGGATCCTCGGAAACAGTAATTACTTGTCCACGATTAACCTTAACAATAGTATTGTTTCCGATATTAACTAAATCGCTTAAATTTTTGCACACTTCTGGGAAGTTGCCGCCTTTAGCAGGGTTATTAGGTAATTGTGTTAAATCAAGCTCTACACTTTCGACTTTTTTATATTCACAAACTCTTTCTGTTATGTTTTTGAACATATCCTCTAAGCTGAACTTTCCAGTACTTTCCAAAGTCGTAGGAATGACTTTTACGCCTTTCTCGTAAACCTTGCCAACACCCACCACATTTACGCCAACTCGAGACGTGGTTAATTGAACATCTTTAACGAACGCCCCAAAATCTGGCCCTTGAGCAGGTTTAACTAACTCAATAATATGAGTTGTAACTAAGTGATCCATTAAATCGTAGTAATCAACTCTTACATTGCCTTTCATGCTTTCATCAATAGATACTCGCATATTGTCGGACTGAAATTCTCGCTTTTCGCCATTATTGATAGCTAATTTGTAGTGCGGCTCTCCTGTGAAGTCGATATAAGTAGCCCCCTCTTTTGGCTGAATAAAGTCAAGAGATTTAGGCGTGAAATTATTATGACAACCAGAAAGCTCAATAACTTTCATAATTACTGTATCTACGCTCGTATCTTCGAGCCAGATATTGTGCTCTTTTAAGAATTGAGCTGATTTTTCTGCGGCCCCTGCATCACCTTTAGGACCTTTTAAGCTTTTGAGAAATTCGCCATCTTTCTTTAATATTTGAGCCGTCTTTTCCGCACTGCCTTCATCGCCTTTATCACCTTTAGGCCCTCTTAAACTTTCAAGCCATTCACTTTCTGTTCCTGTATATCCGTGTGCTACTGCGATAGCGTATGCACTTTTACCTGCCCCCTCAACGATAGGTAAAATAATATTTTTACCCATTTTTTCAAGCAAAGGCAAAGCTGTTTCGTTATCAAATTTTACTGTTAGCGTGTTATCTGCCATATGTACCCCTAATTATGCATAGAAATATCTTGAATAAATGTGATTTTGCCATAGCCAATTTTGATATGTTCGCTATCGCTATAAATAAAAGCGTCATATACAAAGTCTTTAGTCTGTAGCTTCTTTGCTGCTGATATATCGCCAGCGAGCGAGAATGTTACGCTCTTTTCTTCGATTGTCGCATTCAGCTCAAATACTACAGCCTCATTAGGCCTTTTTCGTATCTTGCATACGCCTTTATATCCTGTGAGGTTCATGTCGCTACCCTCTGGCACTTGATAAGTGATATTAAAATCATGTCCAGCGTGTAGCGTGAAATCGTGTTTTACCATAAGCCACCCCCTTTATGCTTTGGCGATTACTAATATAAATAATTCACCATATGAATATGTTTCCACGTCTTTAAAGCCTTGCACGCTGCCGTCGCTACCAGATGTAGTCATATCTAAATAGCGGCTTTCAACAATCGCCTTACGTTTGCCTTTAATGCCGATATTTACCTTATGTGTGCGGTTAGTTCTGAAATATATATCACAACTACCAACCCAACGAGCTTTTTGTTGGTTGAATTTATCAAAAGTAATACGTTCACCAGCTTTTCCTAGCCCATCATCTGTTGGTTGTGGAATATAAGGCCTACCACTATTGCTGGAATTACAATAACTTTCAGTCTGTATATATCCTACTGGCACAAAAGTACATTGCGCCTCTGTGAACCCATTAGGAATAGGGCACCAATCACCATGCCGCACCTTATACACCTGCACATCGATATTCTTAATCTTATAGCCAGATTGATATATCGAATTAGCGTCAATGCGTGAGCCTGTGATGTTAGCACCCTTAATATTTCCGTCACGATCTATCTCGAATGTACCAGTACTATTTTTGAATGTGCCCCCTGTAATAGAGCCGCCTGTTAGGTCGCCTGTATTAATTGATATAGATGCTATGCTATCAACTTTTATGTTTCTTGCATTCACGCTGTCGGCCTGTAGCATTTTGTTTGTAATGATATTATCATCAAATAATGCTTGTCCAGTAACGTGCAATAATCTTCCGTCTATGCGTGTTCCTGCTGGTGTTAAGTTAATACGGCTTATGAGTTCTTTGCCGTCGAGCTTTCCGAGTGCATTTGTTACTTTCAACTCAATGCCCTCTGAAATTTGAGTGATTTGTGAGCTTACATGCTTGTTTAAATCACTCAAAGAGCGCTGGAATGCACTTGCTTGGTCGATGAGCTTGTTTTCAAACCCATTAACGCTAGTCTTGACTGTGCCGACTTCGCCTTTTAGATCATTGATAGCCTTATCCATATTAGATATACCGAGGCTTTCCATATCGAGTAGCTCTTTATCAATTTTAGCTTTAACTGCCACGCTCACGGCCTCTGTAGCAGGGCCCTCACCGAATATATCGACATAAGCCACTTTTACGTTGTATACACCAGCCTCTAAAGGAATGCTTAAAGCGTTTGTAGTTGTAAAATACACTTTACTATCAATGTACACATTAGCGCCCTTACAGTTCGCAGGAATAGCCTCAAATGTAACGCCTATGCCATTGATATTAGCGGTTGCTTTGAGATTGGTCGGCTGTTTAGGTTGTGGTACGTTGTAAGTTAATTCTGCAGGCGCTCCATACCCTTTGGCTGGGTTATGAGCATACAAGTATACTTTGCCAGTACGATTACGCAATATGCCACTATAGGTAGTGTTATTGCTGCGTCCAATTAAGCCGTCATTTTGGCCTGCATTTAAGTCCAGCCGTAGCTCGTAATAATCTACATCGGCATTTCTAACCTCTAGCCAGTTAAAATGCGCCATATCGCCGAATGAAATAGAAAAGCCGAGAGGCTTATTCGGAATTTCACTCTTTAGCTCTACAGTAATACTCTTAGATACGCCCTGCGAGGTGTTTCCATGTGTATCTTTTACAACGGCTTTAATCTCGTATGTATGGCCCAATTCACAGCCGCTTATAATGACTTGCCCCTCACCTGCGCCGCCATATTTCCATGTACCGCTAGGCTCTCTATACCAGATTTCCACAGTATCAAGGCTATTAATTTGTGGCACATTAAACTCTGCCACCACATCGAATGACTTAACCCTATTAGTGATCTCATAGTATTTAGTGTATAGCGTGAGGTCTGTAACCTCTGGGATAAAGTACGGCGTTAAGGTGTATTGATAAGCCTGTACCTCGTCGAGCTCTTGCTCGTTGCTACCGAATAGATTCATAGATGTAAATTTAATGTGTACTGTTTTCCCTATATCCTCTTTACGATAAGGGTATCTAAATAAAGCCTCATCTACACGAATAAACCGCTCACCAGCATTATGGCTAATTGCGTTAGTTCCGTATTGGCCTCGTACAAGGCCACTCAATGAAAATTGGTTGTTAGGGCCCATATTAGCGCCCTCATAACTGAACGCTTCGCCATTTACCCAACAAAGCGTATTCGCTCGCTCGGCGTCTATATGTGTACCGCCTTTGAGTGTACCTTGATTAAGAGTAACCTCGCAGGCGTTCGCTGTTTCATTGAATGCTAATCGAGTGCGGCCCATGCGTGCCTGTTGTGTAATGGATCCTATGCGACTGTAATTCTCGCCATTGTCAGAAAGCCATACAGAGCAACCGCCCCAACCACTCGGCGCATTTACACCTATAAATACTTGATTGCCGCCTACATCGCCAACTGTTTGGAAGATTGCCACATCGCTTACGCTCGGCGCTGCTTGGTTGTAGTCAATGAAAGGCCGCTCGTTTTCGTGCACATCATAGCGAGCTGGTGCATATGTTCCAGCAGGCTTGCCCTCTGCTGTAAATTCGAGTTGGCCGTCGGCAGCCTCATTTACTGCTGTAATAACTACAATCTGCTTATTTAATTGGCAGGCCTCATCTGTAAGCGTTACTAAATCGCCTACCTCGAGAGTACAAAACGCCCAATCAAGCCTAAATGTGTATTGTGTCTTAGCATACAAGCGTTTCATAGCAAGTTGCTCAGCGTAGTATTGAGCCCTAGCTTTTGTATACAGATAGTGAGCAGTCTTTTTAGAGGCTGGTTTTAAGCCGTTGCGTTGTACATCGGCCACAACCTCAAAAGATACTGTTTCTTTCTCGTAGCTATTGGCACGATTAATAAATTCGACTGTAGCCTCGTTATAAGCCTCGCTCGTATCTTTTCGCTTATACAAAATAAGCTGGCCGTCTGTGCCTGCGATAAAATCATCTGCCGTTAAGTCATATTGAATTTGGTTCGCTGGCGTCCATGTACCTATTGGCTTATCTGCTAAAGGTACGAATTTAAGCCTGTCAGTACTCCAGAATACAAGGCTATTCGTGATCTCAGCTATATCATTAATAATGCTTTGAGCCTTAGCGCTCTTTTGCTCTGGTGGTGTACTGATTAATATATCAGCCGCCTTGCAGTAGGCTCTAAAGTTTTCAATGCCCTCAATTTGTACATCTGCCCCAACCGATTGCAGTACATGCTCGATATAGTCGGCTGGGTTGACGTCTACGCCGTCGCCTGTATCTCGTAGCTTGCCGAATACCTCGAAATTATATTGAGGTAAGCTGCCACGCTCGCCCAAATCAACCACGCCAGCCATATAAGCAAGTCCGCTATATGGTAGCGCTTTCTCTGGGTGCTTAGATAGCATATACGGCCACGGAGTTTGAGCAACCTCGCCATTGAATAAGGTTAGTTCGATTTTTTCATTCGGATATTGATATATTTCCTTATCTCGCCATACCTTACCAATACCAGCGATAGGGCCCTCGCATAAGGCAATCGCTGCAGCTACAGAGTAGGTATAAGTAATATTTGTGTGCTTTGAGCCGCCACCTTTACCAGTTCTGGTAGTGCTTTTATGTTCATGAGCCGTGAAATCTTCATAATCAATGATATTGCCACTCACTCGAGTGGTACCAAGTATCTCTGGAACCACCTCACCATATGAGGCTGTATTGATTTGAAAATCAGCGATCATATCGGCTCGGCTAGTTGTACTTTTGCCTCTAAATAAAAAGCCCATTATTTACGCTCCTCTCTATACCGATATACAGCCCTCAAACGTGAGCGGCCTTTCTTGTCGTAGAAAATTACATCATCGAGCTTGGATATAATCACGCCATAGTCTACAAAAGCATGAATTACGAGCCCTTTGCCAATATAAATAGCGCCGTGTGAGATACATCGGCCATATTGATATAGCAAAAAATCGCCAATTTCAAGCGGAGAGCCCTCTTTCACTTCATCGGCGACTTGTTGCACATATTTAAGATATTTCTCCTCTGAATGGTGCAAATGCCATTCATTTGAGTAATTTTCTATCTGTAGTCGGTCGGCTTTCATGAGGCCACTATCAACCACCGCAGCCACTAACAAATAAGAGCAATCGACGCCAGCACCTTTTACCATTGAATTATTAGCGTAAGGTGTGCCTAGCCACTCAATCGCAGCATTAACTATCCTTTCGCCTGTAGTTAAAGTATTCATCGTATGCTCTCCTTTAGTGGTACGTAAGGCGTAGCCCTGTTCCTATTCCAGTTATTGAATTTATTCTTGCATTCTGCAGGCGTTTTATTGCAGCCAGCATATATATAGAATTGGTCGCCAACTCTTGGGCTTACTTCAAGAGCGCTCATATACAGAATTACGCCGTCAACGCTTTGTAATATCTGTGTAGATTGCCCAGCCAATGGGCCAGTGATCCAATCAATACCGCCAGCGGTATAATAGCCATTCGTGAATGGTATATCAATTCTTACGGAATTAGGGCCAGAGCCTAATGCTGTAACCTTGCCACTCTTTCTGAATTTTGTTATATCAACGCCACACTCTTTTGAATACACGCTAAAAGGGCATTGTGGATAATACCGCCGATTTGGGTATTCAATATTGAGCTTTTGCACGATTGATTTAACATTGAGCTTTAAGGTAAGGCCACCGCCTTGACTGACCTCACATAAGCCAGTAAATAACCCTACAACGCCGATAATAGTATAGTTATCATCAAAAAATGCTCGTTTGAGCGTCATTTGAGCGCCGTCAAAGCCACCATTATGAGCTACAGCCATAATAGGTACGCCGCCTATTTTATCCTGCTCATTTGTGGATATGCTAACCGTCATTTTATCAACGCTTACAGTGCTGTTAGTGGCTATCTTATCCCTTACGATAATAGGGCCGTCTGACTTATAGATTTGGCCGTTATAGGATACATCGGCATCCGAGTCAGCCCAGTAATAAGATACACCACTACGCAAGCGCAACTCGTAAAGGTCGCAGCTCATGAAATATTTATCATTATTTAGGTGCTGCCGTAGTACCTCATTTACCTCTTTCATAATTGCGCCCCCTATCGAGTTGATACTAATTTGAATGACTTTGATTTATAAACATTTGTAAAAATATACTCGGCTGTCATATCACCGCTAAACCTAACCAACCAATAATAGGTATAATCGGCGGTAATTACCGCATTAGGTGATACTGTCTGCCCTGCTGCCAATTTAATCACGCCTTTATCGCTAACAGCTCGAATAGGTGAGCCGTCAGCGTATAGTGTTAGGTTTTCAACGTGATATACAGGCTCTAGGAAATCGCCGAACTTTCGCACGGCTTGCCATGAACCCATAGCACCAGTACCGAGTTGAATGCCTTTCTCGGCGTTATCCTCTGGATCTAACCACAAGAACGGAACTGTACCCCCTCGAGTTTTCGAGTAAAACCCCATTAACTCTTTATACTGTGCTGGTGTCAGCACCTCGAACTCTGTCGAGATAGTATATTGAGGATATTTCCAGTTTGTCATGGTGCGAACCTTACCAGAGCCAGAGGTCTTGGTCTTTGTATCCCATTTCTGAGCCTTTGTAGATTTCCAAGCCAAAGATATGATAGTAGGAAATTTCATTATTTCGGCCATATTACCATGTCCCCTCTGTTCCGATAAATTCTCTATCTTGATTTACAAGAAATTGACGCAACGCCCTGCCGCCTCGTGTTTCGAGGAATGAGCCAAAGCTCTCGGCGTCTATAGCGCTTACGTTGAGCGTAATGCCACCGCCTGCACCCATACCACCATTAGAGCGATTAATGCCCTCGCCTAATCGGTCGAATACTGTATCAGATAAAGGCAATACAGCCTCTTGATACTTACCCTCGCCGATTTGGGCTATTGTGGCGCCATATGCAAGGCCACCCTCTGCGAGTGCTGGCATGCTCTTAGCGCTAAACGCAGCCCCAAAGCTACCGCCAAAGCTGCCAACTGCTCCCAGTGCTGCACTTGCTGCCGTTCCTGCCGCTGTGCTACTGCTCCATGCAGCCATACCAGTAGCCGCACTAGCGCCAAACGTCGCCATGCTCATTTGTTGAGCGAGTGCACTCCATGCAGGTAGTTGGGCTTGTGCTGCCGCTATGCTCGCTGTTGTTTCTTGCGTTTGTAGCATTTTACCGAATACGGCTTTCTTAACCATGGCAGCGATCCAATTCGCCACAAAGTCAGCTACTGCTTTAAGCATAGCCTTTCCTATGTTTTGAATTGCACTCGTGAGCGTGGTTGTACCTTGAATAAGGCTAGAAATACCGCTTTGCATGCTGTCAATGCCTGCATTCAATGCGTCAAATAATAGCTGTTGCGTGTTCCAGTGGCTATCCATTACAGCCTGTTGATACTCTGATAAAAGATTTTTTCTTAAATCGTAGTTCTGCTGGGTAGCTACATATTCATCATTGAGAGCTGACTGTAACGCCTCAAAGTTCTGTGTGCGCATAGCCTCGTCAATATTCCATTTCTCCTCGGCCATTGTGCGCTGTAATTCAAGATATTTATCGTTGTAATCTCGATGAACAGCAAGCAACTCCTCTGTCTTTTGCTTTTCAAAGTCAACTCGGCCGTCCTCTGTCATTTCAAACAGAATGCCTCGCTCTTTCAGCGTATCAATGAAATGCTGTTGCTGCATTTTGTCCATTTTGACAAAATCATCGCTGTACTTATCCCATTTGTCGCCGATAGCGTCTATAGCGTCTGTATATTCTTTTGTGAATTGCACCATAGGCGAGGCCGCCCCTGTGCTATCCTTGACCGCTAGACTTAACTCGAGATCTTTCCGCATATCACGGATATTATTCTCGATTTCTCGCATTTTAGCCATTTCTTCCTGTTTGGCTTTAATGCGTTTCTCGGCATATACGGCATTTAATAGCTCGAGGTCTTGCTGATAGTTAGCGTTGGCTGCTTTTGATTTATCGAGCTCGTCAAGCTCTTTTTTATACTCTAGTTCGAGCAGTTCTTGCTTATTGCCCAACATTTCAAGGTACGATTGCAAGATTTTCTCATGCACTTGTTTAGCCTCTTTTTCGAGGTCTTTGCCTTTGCTACCTTTTCCGCCGCCACCTTTGCCTTTTTTACCTTTGCCGCCGCTAGTGTCGTAATCTCCACCGCCGCCACCGCCAACATCAAGGCCTGTATCACCGCCGCCAGATAAACCACTAAATACTTGCGAGGCCATATCGCCAGCAGTATTTACAATGTCCTGCGCTGTATCGGCGCTGATAGTGTCAACTTGTGCTATAGCTGTGAATGTACCGCCAAAGAATTTGGCCACTTTATCGCCTACGCTGTTGAGTTTAGCAATGAGCCAGTTCAAGGCCTCAATAATCTTATTCACGCCCCAAACTGCAGTATGAACGATTGTCGAGAATACCGAGCTTAAAGTGCTACCAAAGCCATTGCCAGCCGCTGCCGCTGTAGCAAATACTGTAACCAATGTTACAAGTACAGAAATCAATAAGCCTACAGGGTTGGCTTTCATTACGAGATTAACAACCCTCTGCGCCGCTGCTGCTGCTAATGCGCCACTGCGAACAGCAAGATAAGCGCCTCTTACGCCAGCCAGTACAGCCGTTAATAGCGCCGATACTGTTGCTGTTCCTGCCATTGCAGCTCTTAATACCACCATAGCCGCCGCATGTACTTTCGTGGCTGTAGCCGAGGCTACCTCTGCCACTTTATACGCCACAACTTTAACGGTAAGGGCTGCCGTTTGAGCATTGCATAAGGCAACAGCTGCCCTATAAGTGGTAAATGCTACCACCACGGCCAATATGGCTGCCGATACTCTCGGCATAGTAGTAATAAATAACGAGCCAAAGCTCCTTACTGTCTGCGAAATAGTGGATATTGCTATCCGTAACCCTGCAAACGCCGCACTAATTAAGCCTATTGAGCCCTGTGCTGTTACCGCCATGCCTCTGATTGCTACGCCTACGCCCTCGCTTAACGCTTGAAACTCGCCACTTTGTGGAATAGTAGAAATCTGTTCAAGTACAGGCTGAAAGGCTTGTATTAATTGGTTTTGAATAGATTGGCCTACCTCGGCAAATGTCATAGGAATTTCGGCGAATTTCTCGTTTGTTTCCTCTGCGCTGCCGAGCAGTGCATTCTTGATTATGTCGGCTGTAATGAGGCCTTGCGAACTCATTTCTTTTAATTGTCCAACGGATAACCCCATTTCATTGGCAATAGATTGAGCTAATAACGGCGCATTTTCCATGATAGAACGGAACTCGTCGCCTTGTAACTTACCTGCAGCCATTGCTTGGGTAAGTTGGTACATCGCAGCACTTGCCTCTTGCACGCTAGCGCCAGAGATTTTAAATTGCTTATTCAACTGTTCCACAAAGGCGATTGCCTCATCATTCGAGCTGAAAGCGTCTTTTGCCAGCATATTGAGCTTTGCCACACTGTCGGCCATGTCAATATAGCTACCTCTCGAGCGATTGGCTGCGCCATATATTTTGTCCATGATCTCGGCTGTAGTTTGTGAGCCGTCATTGATTAAGTTGATACGAGAGCGAATGCTCGTCAATTCATCGGCTGTTTGTGTTGCAGCGACTGCCACATCTTTGATTTTGTCAGCCACTAGGCCTATGCCAGTAACAGCGCCAGCGAATTGCAAACCCTTATTCATTTGAGATACGATAGATTTTATCTCTGCACGAATACCAGCCGCCTCTTTAGCTACTTTATTGCTCGCCTCTGCCACGCTTTTAGGTAGCTCAGAGCTTATCGTATTAGCCACCTTATTGACGGCCGCCGTAGCCTCTGAACTGTCAGCACTAATGCGAACATTAATATTGCTATCTGCCATTTTCTATATCTCACCCCCTGCCTCTCTAAACTCACGGATAAAGTCCGCCTCTGCTTGCCGCTTTTCGGCTGCTGTTGGCGGATATAGAATATCTATAAATTTCTTCGGTTCGATTGGCTCTGATAATTGCGTATTCATGATATTAGCCACCCAGAAAGCTCTGTTTGTATCCTGCAGCTTTTGCCTGCGTTCGTAGCCTCTAACTAGCTTTCTGTATTCCATAGGCTGTAACCGCATAAACTCCCACGGCTTTAGCTCTAACACGCTGTATGCTATATCTTCTGCATTTCGTACCCATAAAGAAAAAGAGGGGGCAACTTGGCCCCCCTCTAGTTTTTTGCTTGTTCGGCCTCGTTATCGATAGCTACCTTATCATCTGGCGTGAGCTCGTTTGGGTACATTTGATAGTACATTTTAGAACCCAAAGCACCACTTGCAATGATCGCTTGCATAAGTGGCGCTTGCAAGGACAATAGGCTCATGTCTTTTGTTTCATCGGATAACAACTCATCGAACAGCTCATAATATTGTTGAGCGTTGCGTTTGTGCTGTTTCATACCGATTGCATAGCCAGTGATAATGCTATTAATAGGCCATATGCTCATTTGTAAGAGCTCCCCAATCGGTTGCCCTACAGCAGCCTCAAACTCCATGAGGCGCTGCATATTGAACATTAAATATTCGCCATTTTTAAAAAAATCACAATTCACTTTTTTCATAATTAAAACTCCCTATTTTAGCGCTAATTTAGGATAGTACAGATATATAAGACTACCTATCAGCCTTATAATGTTGGTGCTGGTTGCAACTCGGATAATGGGCCTACGCCATTTAAAGAGCCTTTATAAGTAGCTACGCCGTCATGAGGCGTAGAGATAGAAAGCTCTGTTACACTTGCAATGCCAGTGAAGAATGTTTTGTCTGGATACTCAAATTTGATGTGTACATTGTCGCCGTCCAAGAATGCTTTTTCTAAGAGTTTCAAGCTTTCTTCTTTAGGCATAAGCAACGTTTCAATCGCAAAACTCCACTCTTTAAGACCTGCAATCGTGGATTTCCAGCCGCCAGAGCCCTTATGAGAGGCGTCGATGGAGTCAGCCTTGCGAGATAAGTCGCCAGAGCGTTGACCGCCTAACAATAGCCATTTAGCGCCTGCTTTTTCGTTTGTACCTACATTCAAATATAATAGGTAGTTCTTGCCCGCTGTAGGCATATCCACGGCCGCTGGTTTGTATAATGTTTCTGCCATTAATAAATACCCCCTTTAGTATTTAGATTTTCTTTTAAATCGTACATTTTAGCCTCAAATCGGTATTGTGTGCCAATAAAAGGCCTCATGCTGTCGTGATCATCTGTTTTATTTGTGCAGCGAATATCTATAATTTGATATCCGCTTTCTTGCAATACGCAATACTCTCCATTAAGTGCGCCGCATTGCTCTCTAAACTCGATTAAGATTTTCTCTATCTTGCTTTCAAGAGCTGCAATCTGCTCATAAGCTACATCGAACTCATGACTATCTGATTTAGCCCAACACTCGACGTAAAATTCTTGTTTGAGCATATTATGCACATTTTCATCGGCAGGCATTGCCTCGCCTCGGCCTAGCATTACCATTCCGAGAGAGTCAACGCCAGCATTTTGAGGATTTAAAAAGCCGAGCTTGACTTGTCCGTCAAACCCAGCTTTCTCGATTGCGTATTTAATTTTATTCAATAATTCGAGCCACATATTAGCCACCTCGATATAGAGGAATACTTCTATACCCTACATACTTATCTGGCCGCCCTGTGAGCTGTTCTGCTGTGATTTGAGACTCTAAAACCGAAATTCTATCATTGATATATTTCAATTTCTTAGAGTAAAAATCATCATCTTGGCCGTTTCTGCTGTATTGCCCAGTTAAAGAGGCGGCTTTATTTGAGCAGGTTTCTCGATAGCAATATAGAGTTACCAACTCATCTGTAATGAATGATCGTATTACATCGCCCTCTTTTACGCCGAGCCTTTTAGCCAATACATACAGCCAATTTTCAGCTTTCTTCAACGTGCTTTCTAGCACATTAGGCCCTAGTAGCTCATCATCGAATATCATGCTTTGAAATTCGTATAGCATATATCAAACCCCTTACAGTTTAATGTGCAGCTCTGTTCGCTTAGCCCCTAGCTCTACATTACGAGCTATTTCGCCAAGCGATACATTAACAGCTTTCGAGAATATATCATGAACAGCCTCACGGCTATTGTCGAGAGCCTCATATAAGAATTGGTCTGGCTGTGTACCTCTATGAAATACACGCTTAGCAAAGACAAAGCCATTGCCACCACTTGGAACCCAGCGCAACGATTGCTTTTCTCGAGGGAATATATAGTGTGCTTTCGTGCCCTCATGAACGAAAGGCCCATAAGGAGCTAGATCACTGTCGATATATACCTCTGCCGTTTTATCTCCAATCATGCGCACGTCTATAGCTCTTTCGAGCTGACCGCTGCGAGAGGTAAAGCGGTGAGTGCGTTGCGCCTCTTCTTGTACCTCTCGAGCGCTGGCTTTAATTGCTTGCCGTAAGCGTTTTTCAAACACTTCTCGAGCATTCATGATTATTCCTTACTGGACTTTGTAGCCTTTTTGCCCTCGCCGTCTGTCGGCTCTGTTTCTGGTTCTAATACAAAGCCCTCATCAAGCCACAGCTCGAGAGTAAGCTCATCATCTGTATATCGAACCTCATTCATACGAACTAATCTGTATTTTCCCATAATTTACCCCCTAATTAAGCACCAAAGTTAACCCACAAAGACGCTAAGCGGTTTTTAGGAACCCATACATCGTGGAATTTGCGATAGTCAATAGCCCATGCGTCGGCTTGTTGGTTAATAGTTGGATCAAAGATACGCATTTTGTCTGTTTTAGATACTGCAATAGGAGCTTTACGGCTCATAATAAGCCAGTTGATAGCTTTTGCGCCTGTATCAGCTTTAAAGCCGCCTTTTTCTTGGCCTGTAGTTTTGCCGTCATTGAAAATGTATTGAGATTTTAAGCGTGCGCTAGATACTCCGATGATAGGAATTTCATTATAGGTTCTAACACGAGTATTGTATTGGCCTTGGGTAAAGTTAGCTACATTGAGCATGCCCTTAACGCCTACAGCCTCATTCAAAATACCTTGAACTCGTGCGCTCATTACGATTACTAAATCGCCAGTTTCGCCGATTAAGTCCTCAATTTCCATGATTTCTTTATTGAGCTGCTTGATGATATTAGTATCATCTGGAGTGAAAGCGTCTGTTTTGCGGCTTTCTTGTTTAGCGTATGCAGCGATTTTAGAGTATCGATAAGAATCGATTTCAGGTATTACCTGTTCCTTTTGGAATGCAGTCATAACATTTGTCGCTGTTGCTACGAAGTTTGTTTCGTCCACGTCCATAGAGTCGAGAGAGAATTTGCGGCCACGGTCTTGGGTAAGTTTGAAGTCTTGGAATTTCAAAGATACAGAGCCTCGGTTGTAGCCGTTATCACGATCATAGTTAGCCAAGCCGTCAACGGAAAGAGTGGGAATTTTAACGGTATCGCCGCCGTTGTATTTAACCTCGCCAGCGTTGGCCTCCATAAAGCCAGATGTAGCACCTACCAACATTTGTTGGTCTAGCACCTTTTGAAAATTAGCAGCCGTTTGTAAAGTGTTAATTGCCATTGATTAATACCTCATTTCGTAAGTAAATAATTAAGCCTCGCTAGGCGGTTTAATGCCTGCGATTTTGTACATTTCAGCTAATTGACTATTGCCGTCATTCGCATTGCCTGCACCTGCACCGCTGCCGCCATTTTGCGCTGTTTTAACCGCATAAGGCTTGTCAGCAAGAAATGCCGTTGCGCATTCTTCGATAGTGCCGATTGTGCCGTCGTCTTTAGTCCAGCCATAAGAGCCGTCTTGTTGTACGGAAATCTGCCCAGAAATGAGCTTGCTGAATGTTTCGGCGTCTGTACAATTAGCTTTTGTTAGCGCTGCGATTGTTTGAGCGCTGATTTCGGAATTAGTACGTTTTTCAATCTCTGCTTGGCGAGCTTTCTCTGCTTGCTCATACTTATCTGTAAGGCCTTTGATTTGTTTCTCTAAAGCTAAGATTTCTGGGCTTTTTTCGCCTTTGTGAGCCTCGTATTCGTCAACCTTACCTTTTAACTCATCACGTGCTGTCGTTAAATCGGTAATTTGTTTCTCGAATTTGAGACGGTCGGCTTTGGCTCCCTCATTAATGCGAGAGATTTCGCCTTTAAAGCCTGCCACGAGGTCTTTGCCCCCCTCGAGTTTTTCAAGCATTGCGTACAATTCTGCTAAAGTCATGAGTCTTTCTCCTTTTCGTCATGAAATTTGCCACATTTCGCCGCTTGCTAGTTTGTGGCAATATAAAAGGCCTATGCATTCACTTGCATAGGCCTGTAGATCTAAATTATGTATTTTCTTTTGGTGTTCTAGGCTTAAATGTTTCACCATTCCAGCCTCTTGCGTAGTCTTTCCAGTTAGCTTTACCGTTTTTAACCTCTTTGCTGCCACTTATGCCGAGCAATTTCTCTCTATGATCTCGAGAAATAGACTCTATATATTGCTTGCCGCCCTCGTCTGTGTTATCTTTCGCCTTTGTAATATCTACTTCAAAATCATATACAGGCGATACTCTACACATGCAGTGAGGGTGAGCAGGTAGCGTAGGAAATTTATCTTTAGGATACACACCCTTGCCTAAGCCATATAAATCGGCGTTAGCGTAAAGGTCGCATATATCATAGCGAGGGTGTCTACTGGATAACACCCATTTGAGAGCGACTACATCATCATCATTCTTATAACGCAACATTTGGCCGTCGGCGTAAGCCCTAGCCATTTCTGTGCGAGCTATCCTTTCGGCGTTGTAGCGTGCTTTTTCTTGCACCGCCACACTAACAGCCCTTGAAAGGTCTATAGCGTTGCCCTCGTCTACCGCTTGAATTAGTTCAGAATAGGCAGCTCGTAGGCTTGGCGTAGTATTTTGCTGCACTAGCCGCTCTGTGCGTCTAATAGTTCGCTTAAATCGAGCTAATTCCTCATCATTGAGTGATTGCGGCGGCCTTAATGCTCTAAGCCGTTCAATATGTTTAGGGAGTTTATCGGTAGCGATTATGCCACCTTTGCCATACCCCTCGAATATTGAGCGAGCAAGGGCTTTTATACCCTTACCACGTTTTAACGATTGAGCGATAACTGCCGATGTCTCTCGCTGCACCTTATAGGCGTTGCGATGTAGGCGTTTAGAAAGATTTAAGCCGTCGCTTGCCCAAGCGGCTCGCATAGCCTCGCTAATTGATTGAGTTGTGTAATTAAAAGGTCTATGACCTGCCACCGAGAGCGGTGTAAGTACACTATGATAGGCCTTATTGAAATTTTCCACCATATCGGCCGTAAGAGGCGCCTCTAGCATTTCCATAATAGGATACGACTTATAAGCAATTTGAACGGCCTTATCGGCTGAATATCCAAGCGCTACTAATTCACGCACCATACTCTCGAATTGCTCGAGTATTTCGTTAAGCGTTTGGCTCGTCTGTGTCATTATCGCCACCGTTTAGATCATCATCGTTATAGGTTTTGTCTTGGGCTTTAGTGTCGGCCACTGTCTGTGCCTCTTTAACGATTGCGTCTTTAGTTTCCTTTTCCAAATTAGGCATGTAAGCGTCAATTACTTTCTTTAAGATTTCATTATCGAATGTGTCGGACTCAAATTCTAAGTCTTTAGCCTGTTGTGCCTGTGTAAGGCTTTCAGTAACATCATTTACCTTGAAATCTTTTGGATATTCGCAAAAATACTCTAATTTATCGCCGCTCCATAGCTTATATAGCTCGATAATGTCGTACTCTGCATTCTCACAACGCACTGCAAAGGCTGCGAGATTTTGATTAGTACGCTCAAAATCCCATTGTTTAGCGACGCCGCTCTTGGCTTGCTGTACGCCGATAACGCTATCAATACCGCTCATGCGATACATTTCGTTAATAAGCTTATCGATTTGGCCCATAAGCACCTCAGCTGGCCCTGTATCTGGTGCGATAAAGTTCGGCGCTTTGCTTGACTCGAATGGATATGCGAGCAAGTTATCAGTACCGATAGTTACGTCTTGCAAGCCGTTATTATCGACTGGCATAGTTAATATGCTAAATGTTTGATTGTATAGAATTTGAGAGAGTAAAGAGCATAGGTTATATACATGAGCATTTGTTTTAGCGATACTCAAATACTCTGGCGGTGGAAGAATATCACGCTTGCGAGCCGCTCTACCGAACCATTGAACGATAGGAATGCGTCCAATGTTATGCTCACCTTTATCGATGAGTTTATTCTCATCGTCTGTGATTTTCCACTCGGTAGGTGTCCATGTATGGCAACGTGCTTTGATTGTACCGTCAGCATTCTTCAAATAGGTTGCATAAGTAAATAATTTGAGCTTGCCGTTATCGTCAAACTCATAATTCACTACATTCTTAGGCTCAACAGCCGTGAGGTAAGGCATAGACCTATTAGCCAAAGTTTCAGCCAAAGAGCTGCCGAACTCGCTCACGTTATCCACTACAATATACATAACGCCATAAAGCTTGGCTGCGTTAGCATTCTGTTCTATGAATTCCTGTAACGATGTGCCTTGACGGTCTACATCGTTGATAAACTCATCAAATAATACAGATTTGCCGTATTCTCGCTTGATTTCGTCTTTGAAGATTGGATCTACAGAGGCATTCAAAATAGGCCCTGTGTAATTTAAGTAGTACGCTATCTTACGCCTAAAAGCGATTGATGTAGTACTCTCTCTAGCGTGTTCGGTAATCGCCATTCCAGTAGCGAACATACCGCTACCATAATAGGCGTCATGTAACAGCTCATACTCCTCTAATCGAGGGTTATTGTTAATTATTGCCATATTGCCCCTTTCTAATTAATGTTAATTCTGCCGCTACGAACCTGCGGCGCATTGATTTTCTCTGCTATACCTGTGAGTGCGTCTGGGCCGTCGTCATGTGCATTCTTGCCCTCTCGCTGATACTTTGTAATATCAGCGGCAAACTGCGGCCACCTATCACGCCAATTACGAGGCATATATACGTGGTTCATAACCCAAGTTGCATTAGAATGAATGCGAGCTATCTTATTGCCACTTTGATGAAAAGCGTTAATAGTGCATTTATTCGAGCTGTATTTGTTTTTAAGGATACTTTGAACGTTACGGCTAAACCCTCGGCCGCCGTTATTGCTTTCTATATCCGCCACATTTACGCCGTTGCGGTGTAGCATATCCGCTACCGCTGGCTCTGTGGTTTCCATAGCGTCTTTGGCATATACCACATCAAGCACATAGGCCTCATTGTCATATACGCCGTATACGATACTAGCCAAGTAGTCGCTGCCTGTATCGGCTGTATCTGTATAGTTCTTGATACATGAAAATAACACGTTACCTTTATCGTCTGTTGGCAACGTGTCATATGTGAGTATTTGGCTATATAAGCACCCTTTAAGGTCTATCGGTATTTGTTGATAGTTGGCGCTGGCAATATCCTCGCCCATAGCTCTTACCTTTGATGCGTAAGAGGCCTTAGATAGCACCTCTTCGCAAAGCATAGAGCCGTCATCTTGTAAGGCTTTCATAGTAATGACTTTGGCTTTAAATAACGGATCGTCCTTAAAGTGTTCTATCGCTCGGCCTGCTAAATCATCACTCGCCCAGCGTGTCATGATAATGATAATCTTGCCGCCCTCTTCAAGCCGTGAAAGCATGGTGTTTGTAAACCATTCCCAATGTTTCTCTTTCACACTGGCATTGTAGGCCTCTTCGCTATTTTTAATGATGTCGTCGATGATTAAGAGTGTAGCGCCAAAGCCTGTAGCTGTACCAGTTGGCGAGGTTGCAAGATATGAGTTAGTGTAGCCCTCTAAACTCCATAGGTGCGCCTGTGCGTCGCCTACTGCAACTCTTACATTGGGGAATACATCAGAGAATACAATAATATCCTCATCGGCCTTATTCTCTTGAACTGCATTTCTAACTGATTTACTGAACATTTTAGAGAGCGTTTCATTGTAAGAGCCTGTCATTACTTTAATAGCTGGGTTATTACCCATGCACCATTGCGTAAAGTGCTGCGCTGTTAAACTCTTTCCATGCCGAGGCTATGGGGGCAGGTTCATTATAAGTACGTTATACTCATCATTTTTAATAAAATCCTCTAGCTCATTACACAGCTTAACTAAGTACTTACGGCTCTTTTTGTAAAAGCTGCCTGTCTTTAGTTGGCAATAATAAAAGAACTCACGTCTTGCGAGTTCTCGTTTGGCTAGCTGTATGATTTTTTCTTTATTGTCTCGAACCTGCACACCCTCACCCCCTTTACATGACTATATACAGATTACTGCTATTCATCGCCTATGAGTTTTTTAATATCAGCTGTATCAATACCCTCGAATGGGTTTTTCACCTGCACGGCTGCGTCTACAACTTTAGTATCCCGCCACGCCTCTGGGTTTCTGTTTTTAAGCCAGAATATTAGAGATGTAGGGTTCGGCTGCACATGTTTAGTAACAACTTTTGTTACAGCCATTTCAAGCTCCTCTTTCTCCGAATTGTAATGAGCCTCTTGAGTGATTTCATCATAAGAATACCCCATAGCACTTTTAAGTAAGGCGTTCTCAACCATAATGTCTACTACTTCCTTACCTCTTTTTACGGCCTCAGCAAATTGAGGATATTTCTTTTTCCAATCGTAAAGAGTTGTAGTAGTAATGCCAATATTATGCGCTATCATTTCATCTGTGAGGCCGTTGCGAGCCCAGCCCTCTAAGCGAATAAGGTTATCAGCCTCTAGCCATTCTTTATATAAGCCTTTTCGGCCTGCATTACTCTTTTTCTTTGTCGCCACGATCTCACCTCTTTTTATGTGTAAATGCAAAAACACCTCGAACAGAGCACCCTAATCTCTGTCGAGGTGTTTTTGCGTTGTTAGTATGTTTATAGTTGAAAGAAGGATAGAATGAAACGTATAATCACCATTCACCACTAACATAATATCACATATATTTAGTACTGAATATGACAGCTTTATGACAATTTACAGAGCATATGCACCAAATAAATAGATACTTAAATCATCAATTCCTTTTTCTATCCACCTATATACATTTCGCTCTACCGTGTTATGCTTTTCTGCGATTTCTGCGATTGTTAAATCGTTGATATACCTATCAATTACGCAGTCGCAATAGTGCTTTTTATTGTTAATGCAGTTTATGCGGTACACATCAAGCATTTTATCTATATGCTCGATAATGAGCTCGGTACGTCGCTTACTTGCGAGAATGGTTTCAATCTGCAGCAAACCTCTGCGATTAAAAACCTCATACAACACAGTTTGTAAGTCGCTGGGTGTGAGCGTATCCTCTGCCTTTGCAATAGCACTCTTACAATGTGCTTTCATGGCCGTGTAGCCCTCGAGTAGCGTTGTAGTATTCTTATAGGCCCTTTCGTTTTTCTTGGCGAGCATATCCTCATTACGCCTATTAAATTCGGTTAAGGCCGTTTGTGCGGCTGTTTCTGCTGCAATCTTAACGATAGCCTCTACCTCTAACTCGGTAAAAGTGCGCCCCTTACACTCCATTCAATCACCCCCATACATAGTAAAAGCCAGTAGCTAATAATAATATCATTCCGATTGCCACCAGAACACTAAACGCAATAGAGGCTATGAATATAAGGCTTATACGCCTATTGATTTTTTTCTCGACGGCCAAATGTGCCGCCAATCGTGCTTTTTCTAATTTTTGCATTCGTCCATAATCTGTATAGCCTTTAAAATGTAGGCGATCATTGTTATTCTGATTTTCCAATTCTAACCGCCTTTCCGTCCTTGACTTTGTAAATAATTTCTTCCTCAAAACACACGCCGTTCGGTATGCGATTATTCCTTATGAGCCATTGACGAATTAGTTTATCGAGCGCTGCGTCTAATTCCTCTATTTCCCCTGCTTGCACATCGTCAAGCGTTCTATAGTCGAAAATTTCATCTCTTAGTGGCTCATCTATCCAACTGATTAAGTAATCAGCCATTCCAGTAGTTCTAGGCCACCATTGAGAGCAAGGCACCAGATAAAATATATCCTTGCCACATCTTTGAGCCTCTTTTATACCTGCCTCTTTCGCCTCTTTTAAGCCGTGTATTTCGTTTTCTCGAGTCCATTCATAATGGCCGCTTTCAAGTGTGATGATGTATGTATTATTTTTCATCGTCGCCACCTGCTAAACTAACCATGCTTTTATGAGCTAATGCAATATCATCAAAAGTCCAGCTCGTTTTGCCTTTTTTGTAATAATAGATACTGCAACCATCGCACTTTGCAAAATGCCTTTTTAACTTTGTTCCGTTGCCCAAATCAACAATTATAGGCGTATTAACAGGAATATTGCTCCAATCAACAATACCGAGGTACTGACCAATATCGAGATAATTCGGCTCATTAAAATCTGGTATCAAATCGCTCAATATGTCAATTCGCTCAAAATCGCCACCAATATATGTACGATCATTTTTGGTTTTCGGTTGTTGCTTTGTGGCTAAATATCCACCTAACCCACCAGAATGAAAAATATATTTAAAGCCTCTATCATATAGTTTTTGTAACAGCCATTTACGGCCCTCTTTATCATTCATGTTAATACCTCCCTACCCATTTCATACACCCAATTCGCAAATAATTATTTTTTCCCTCTCTGTAAGCTCAACTGCGTTTTTTCTCGGCTTAGCTTTTTTATGAAAACTTTTTACAAAACAATGAGATATGCCGTTATTATCCTTTCGCTCGTCAATTAATATTAAACCAGCGCCGCATATGCTGATTGTTTCTTCGATTTCATCTTTATGTTTTTCATATAAAGAATAGGGTATAGCATAGTAAAAACTCCTTACATTTGGGTGATCGTGATAAGTCGCTTTTTTCAAATCTGCCCTAAAATCTTGAATGCTGATTTTTATTTCGACCTCAGTAAGATAATTTGACTTTCTACCGAAATAAATTAAATCAGCCTCGTATTCATGTTTACCCCTTTGATACATCAATACATTAGGAATGCATACATTTTGTAAATAAAGGTGCTTTCCTAACGCCTTTTGAATTCTGCACTCGTCCATATCAACCCCTCACTCAACCACCTAATGTAGGACATTCACATTCCCATGTGTAATCTTCAAATTTATGCACTTCATAAAGTGTCTGAACTCCGTTCGATTTATATTCAAACTCTTCCGCAAAGTTCATTCCGCATTCATAACATTTTCCTCTGATGTCCAACTTGTATTTTTCAGCAAGTTCAGGATATCCTTGTCCTGTAACACTCCACGCATGGTTTATCTTGGCAATAAAAACACCGACGCCATCTTCATCTAAACAGATACCCCCATTTGAGTCAGCAATATCATCATCAGTAATGTATGCTCTTCTCAATGAATTTAAAAAGGTAGACTTTGCCAAAATATTTGGAATTAATTCGTCAAATTCCTCATCAAATACAGGATGTGCTCCATTAAACTCAGATTGAATAAATTTCATTAAATTTTCTTTAGAGCCTCTAAACTTAACCCAGCCCTCGCACCAATTTGGCATATCCTTTACCTCATTTCATTAATACTCTTAATACTTTACCAATGGTAAAGCTATTTTCTGTTAATTGAATTTTTCTATCTTCTATAAATAGCTCAATAATATCTTTAACTTCAAGGACTCTATAACCTAGATCATCTTTCACCTTGATAAATACCCTATAAGGTTTATCTTTAGCAATCTTTCGAGCGTAATTTAGAGCCTTATCAAGCTCTTTATTTGTGATATAATCGGCGCACTTTAAAATTAAGCTCGTGCCTTTTTGAGTATTGATATATCTCAAATTCATCAAAGCCATGTTTCGCTAACTCTTCCATGCTACATAGCATTATTTTTCACCTCTTTGCTGATTAGTCTATATAGTTCGCATTTCACATATGCCCTTATAGTTTCAATATTCATATCAAGCGCATTGTTCTGATAGATAGTAGCGCTTGCGATACGTCCATAATCAACCATTACACTGCAATTCTTATAACGCCATATGTACCCATACATTACGCTACTTACTAAAATATCCTCACGTTGTGTAATACAAGGAATGACTATATCGTTACCCATAACGATCGTTAAAGCTGCTCTTAATTCTTGTAAGTCTAATCGACTTTCAAATCTATTCATACGCTCCACCTACTTTTTGAGTTCTGCGCTAACATACGTCACTAATGATACTGCGAATGTACCAAGAGTTAAGCCAATTAATCGCAATACATCGCCGCCAGTAACGCCGAATAAACCAATTAGCCAAAGAACTGCCGCAATAGCAAGCGCAATAAGCTCAACTTTCATCGCTAGAATAAAAACTATGGATACTGTGTATAGTAATGCTTTCATTTTTTACCTCATTTCAACCTTTCCAATGTAACCCCTGCGCTCAAAAGGCGATTTCTCACAGCGCAGAATGACGCTCCGCACTTGGCTGCGATTTCTCTTATCGTTAATCCCTCATTTCGTAAACTGATTAATTCATTTACATTAATATCGGTGCGGCCAAGACGTCTTTTATGTGGCTTTCGTAACCCTAACTCCTTTAGCGCCTCATCTGGGCTTTTACGCCCATATATGCAAGCGCCAAGGGCGAACCAGTTACCAGCGTATACAAGTTTCATAATTCCCTCTTTCATTACTGCTCATAATATTTAGGCTTTCCGATTTCAAGCTCTACTTCATCAACGCATACATCATGAGCGCCCTCAATCTTGCCGCAGTCAACTGTAATCTGATCGTTGACAGTTTGCAAGATTTGAGCTTTTAGCTCTTGCGTCTCACTTTCGCTCTGTGCGTCGATTGCTATATCTAATCTGATTGTGCCTGTTAGCAGCAACCTGTATTCTGTTTCGCTATTTGTCATGGTGTGTGATGTCCTTTCTGAAATAGCTTTCTAAATTCTTTATAAGAGATAGAGGTAGGGGCTTTGGGCTTTCCATAGCCCCTAGTTGGCGCAACTTTTCGGCGTTTAGGCTTTTGAGTGGTGTCGCACTCTCTAGCTTTTTGCCGTGCGTACTCATCGACTAAGACAGTATCATTATTAATTGGCTGAATAGTGATCTCGGCCCTCGGTCTATCTTTGTCAAGGCCTGCAATCATCGAGCCGTCATAATTAACAATGTACTTATCATTATCAATCACGCCAGCTGCTTGCAGTATGTCGCTAGTTGCCTGTAATAGTCCAACCAAATCTGGCCAATGCGCTCGGTTTTGTAAATAATAGCAGCACCTAACAGCTATCGGCCCATGAACAGCTTGCACTCGCCCCAGCTGCATGAGAGCAACTTTCTCATATTCTTCAAACGCTTTTGATGGCAAAATTACACGTTTATTATTGATGAGTGCTATTCTGCTGCCGTTTTTTTTCGTTCTTGGTTGGCCCAATATTACAATTTCCAACTTTACACCTCTATACAATCAATACATTTCACTGAATATAATCAGCAATCTTATAGTTTTTTGTTTCTTGTACCACAAATGCTCGGTTCTCATAACCATGACGTTTTTCCCATGCTTGGAATACCTTTGTCAATTCTTTGCTTAATTCGTTAATATGCTCATTTTTAACATTCATCATGTAATCATCTGACCATTCAACGATTTCATCATCCAAGCTATGCTCGCATACATCCCAAATTACACGTTCGCCGTCTACCTCTGGTACATATTGGTATGGATGACCGACTTCTATTGTTGTTTGCAATAACTCTTCTCGACTTAAGCTACCAAAATCGCCGTAGTCGTATTCGTTATCTACATAATCTGCGATAGCCATTTCAATGCTATCCTGCGGATCGCCAGCAACTTCATCATCAACCCAACAATACTTTGTTTCATCTTTAACTAACACTTCTACACCTCCTATATATCTTTTAAGTTATTTTCCAATTTTATGCGGAAAATTTCGTTATTTTACCGCCTCTAACCATTCTCTCGATAATTCTATCGTGAGAATTTTAAACTCGCCTTATAGGGCGTTTAAATGAATTTTGGTTATCTATGAGAGCCGCCCATAAACACAGCCTCTTGATATTCACCTCGTAAGCGATCATATATACGCTGGCTGTAGTTGTCCTTTGTCCAACTATCGCTATAGTTAGTAGTGAGAATAATCGGCCGCATTCTGTTATAGCGGTCTATTATAATGCTTTCTACTTTAGCTGCCACCCATTCAGATTTTGAGTATTCCGCCCCAAAATCATCGAGCAGTAAGAGCGGTACATTCCGCAGTTTTTGCTCATAGCTCATGAACGCCACGCTATCTCCTTTGGATAAGGTGAGCATATTATCCAAGAGATTTGGCATTGAGATCATTAAGCACCCCTTACCAATCTTTAACGCCTCTTTTAACAGGCACACACCGAGAGAGGTTTTTCCTGTGCCAGCTGGGCCCCTCAATATGAGGCCCTTGCCTGTGTTTAGATTCTGCTCTAGTTGCTGCCTGTAGTCATTCACTATGCGATAGGCCCCTTGGTTTTCCTTTGGAAACGTTCCATTTTGTTTTAGCCAAGCGAAAGACATTTCATAGTAGCGTTTAGGAATGCCAGCCAAGCTATATGTATTGTTTATATCGGTCTGAATGATTACAGGCTTATCATAGATAGGCTTGTAAAATTCGTAATCAGTTTTGGCCGTGCACCCTTTCGTATTCGGCCTTCCAATCGACTGCCTCTTCTTTAGCTTTTCGATTGCTGCCGTTACATCTATTTTTTTCATTTCCTAACCTTTTATTTTTCAACACGCCCTCAACGTATTTAATTGAGGTTTTCCCTCTATCGTGTGTGATCTCGATAGCCTCTACTACTTGCTCTGGGCCATATTCCTCGGTAAGCATTTCTAAAGTTTCTTTTATAAAAGAAGAGATGTCGCCAAAAGTATTTGACCAAGTTGAGAATACATCGTTTTGAATTACTGTATTTTTCTCTTTACTTTCCTTTACTTTACTTTCCTTTACTTTTACTTTACTTTCCTTTACTTTACTTTGTGTACTTTTGTATACATTAACTGGGGTTTCTGCAACATTAACTATAGTTTCTGCAACATTAACCCTAGTTTCTGTATACATCATGTCAACATTAACTAGGTTAATGTCAGCATTAATTTTTACCGATTTTCTGCGCTCCGTGATTTTAAGGTATCTATTTTGTATCCCCTCAGACGTTAGGACTCGAAAATTGTCGTAAATTCTAAATGAGAATAACCCTACCTCACACGCTCGATTTATTACATTTTTTACATAATCGGTATCGAGGTTTGTATCAAGAGCGATGAGTGCTATATCATCATCTTTAACGTTCATGAAATAGCCCTCATCTCTATAGATCGCTGCGAATATGTATATCAGCACAGCAATAGAGCTGGCCCCACACGAAAGCATGATTTTTCTTATTTTCAAATCACTTAAAAACCCTACATCAAGAGGGAAGTACTCAACCCCTTTCGCTTTAGGTCTAGCCATTATTAAAACTCCTTATCTAATAGGTGATAACGTAATATAATCTCTATCGCTCGTCTTTCCATATAGCCCAATCTGTAGACCATAGTCTAGAATGCTTTTTACTGTATTAGCCGAAACACCTGTTTCCTTTTCGGTACGTACCATAAAGGTAGGTGTATAAGGAATATAGAACAGCTTTAACGCTGCGATATGATCCCTCACTTTCACCCAGTCAGCGCCGAATTGAGCGAGCATTTTGTCATTATTATTCACGGCCTACTACCTCGCCTGTGTTGGCGTCGATAATCTCGCCAGCTACGTTGTAGGTGTCGCCGCTTGGCTCTGCTGTTGGTTCGTCGTATTCTGCGTCAATGGTTTCACCGCTAAAATCAACGTCAAATTCGCCGTCTTTGTTCATGGAAATAACGCCGCCGTCATTAGAGAGGGCTTGGCTCATTTGTACGCTTTCAATACTTAAAGGGCCGAATTTGGATAGTAAGCGTTTGAGAACGGTTTTTTCAGCCATAACATTGAAATCAGCGAGGCCCCATTTATCAGTACCACCTTTATAGTTTTGGCTGTATTTTTTGGCATGCGCTTGCATTTCGTCAAGCGTCATGAACAGCATTTTTTCAAAGCCGTTTGTAAGTCTAAAGTAGGCAAGATAACCAATGACTTTATCGCCTGTGCGTTCGCCAAATCGGAATTTATCGAGTAAGCGGTTCTCGTATTCGAGCTCGCCCTCATATACTGTTTTAGCCCCAATATCAACATATTGGCCGCTGCGTTGTGCTAGTTGGATATAACCTTTATAGCCGAGTTGGAACTGTGCAGCACCTTTATAAGGCACAATATACGCAAAGCCCAAGCTTTGATTAATCGGCAAGTCTAGCATAGCCGCCTGTGCTGCTGCCCCAATGACTGTTGAAGGATCAGCTTTCATCAAGTGATTATTGTTATTTGTAACTGCAATAATACTGCTCATAAAGCCAGCTGCTTTCTTGCCTAGCATTTCCTCGAATTTTTTCTTGTATGCTGGGCTTTCGAGCATACCTTTTAATGTTTTAGTCTCTTTTGCGGCTGTGATAGTGTTTTTCTTTAATTCAATTCCTGTTGTAGTTGCCATTAGATTTTAATCTCCCCTATTACTAACACTTCATTTTCAAAGTCGATATATACCCCTTTTATTTCAGTTGTATATTTAATTGCGTCCGCAGGTGTTCTGATAATCACACCAAACTCATCAGGAACGGCCTCGAGTAGTTTTCTTAGGTTATATACTTCCATCATTTCACCTCAAATCTACGACTAGGCTCACCCTGCTTGATGTAATTTGTATACATTTCTGGGTGATCGCTCTTGAATTTCTTGCTATCAAAAGTCTCACGAGGCTTGCTAGTTTTCCAAGATACAACATGATCGCCAGCTGTAGCCTTTTCATTGTCTTTCATGTAATCTTTTAAGAGGTTTTCAATTCCTCTTTTTTGAGTTTCTAACTCTGTGAGCTGCTCTTTGATATTTAGATAATCAATAACAGCGTTGCTATATTCGGTAGGCAGTTCTATAGCTTTGCCGTTGCTTTGTTGATAGATTTTTTTAAGTGCCTCGCTGCAAGCTTTGCTATCATCTGGCGCTGGCATGGTTTTAGTTTCGACTAAATTCCAAAATTCTCGGCCAGTATCGATAATAGCCTTGATAACTTCCTCATTACGTTTGATTTCTTTATAAACAAACGTATTGCCACCAATAAGAGCCGCTATCCACCAGCTCGCCTTGCCAGTTACCGCCATGTAGTGCTGGCATTGCACATAATAGGCATCTGGCACGCTATCGCCTTGCCACTCATCAACCTTGAATGCGTTCGCTGTTTTGCATTCGAGGCCTGCGTCAATACCGACGATTTCTCTATCAATATTGGCGAGTAAGTAAGGATATTCCTCGCTTTGTAGTGTGAAATTGTTATTGCGAACCTTATAACCTGTTCGCTTAGCGAACTCTTGAGCTACAATATCCTCGAGGATAGTACCCCAATACATCGGCTCGCTTTCCTTTTCCTCGACTGTGTCGCTGGTTTTGTCGAGCCATACATCAAGAGGGCTGCGCCAGTTATTAACGCCTAGCACGGCGCTCATATCAGAGCCGCCAAGCCCTAGCTTGCGAACTTTTAGCCATTCTTCTCGAGTGGCGTTTTTGCTGTCAAAAATCTTTTTGAATGTCATGTGTGATGTTCCTTTCTTTGACTTTTAACGATAATTAATATAAAATTGTGTTGTGTGATGTTCCTTTTTAGGAATATAAGAGCCATTCGCTTTTTGTGAATGGTTCTTTTTTTATGCCAAAATACAGATCATTGAGTAGATACTGTATAAGACAGCTAGAAATGTGCTCGCCATACATAGCGTTGCTAATACCTCGATTACCATTTAATTAAAGCCTCACCAGTACACCACCAATAAGCAGTGGCAAAGAAAAAAACCAATGTTAAGAAAGTGAATAAAGCCATTTGTAATTGAGTAGGCTCATCACTTTTGCCTAGCCGTCTAGCTTTCATCGGTTTTCTGTGTCTTGCTTTTAATTGTTGAGTCATCATTTTCACTATTTCCTTTCTTTAAAGTGATATACCAGTTGGCTTAGAATGTCGCCGTACACCCAGCCCATTAATTTGTGAGCTTTCTTTAGTTGTTGTGTTCTTGTTTTCATACTTATTTTTTCTCCATTCTTCAAACGCTGCTAAGTTTTCAGCGTTGTTATAAAACTCATATATTGAGTCTATAAGTAGCTGCATATCATTTACCTATAAACCGATTAATAAAATACTGCTGGCCTTTGCCTGTTACTTTAGGCGTTTTATTTAGGCTTACTCTGCCGTCTGAATGAGTGATAGCTGTTTCTTTAATTCTGAAAAGCCCCATTTCCATAGCTTTTTGAGTTGGCATATTATAAGAGCCGCCTTTTCGTGAAATCAGAAAGCCCTCATTTCGCAGTTGCTCAAACAGTCTATTTTGTCCTACTGCGTAGCCGTTCTGGTTTAGCAATTTGGCGAGGTCGCCTACTAAAATGTCTGTATCGCTAGTACTTACAGCGTCAGCAAAAAGCACTTTCGGCCGTTGTGCCTCTACTAAAGCTCTGGTTTTGTTGTGTTGCTCTACCTCATCTGCATAGGCTCGTAAAGCCTCTGGCAAGGTTTGAGGAATATTCAGAGCATAGATGCCTGTTCTGCGTAGTGCAGGGAGTACCTCGGCCGTTATCCAGCGTTTAAATCGCTTTGCACTTTCCAGCTTACTAGATAGCACTAAGCTATATAGGCCGCTTTCATTAATTAAAGTGACTGGTGTTCCGTTAATGGTGAACGAATTGTTCACCGTCCTATCTTCTTCGTCAATATGATCTCTTACAGCTTTTTGAGGGTTAGAGTACCCAAGCGCTACGGCTATATCTTTGCCAACAAAGTGGATAGCATTATTTAGTTTTACAGTTCTAACAGAACCGAACTCACTGCTATTGAATATTTCAATTAATTCATTCAATCTGTTTCACCACCTTACAAAAAATAATCAACCGTTACGCCGAAATAATCGGCGATTTTTTTAAGGGTTGTAATACTTGGGTTGTATTGCCCTTGTTTCCAAGCTGTAGCCGAGGAAGTTGGCAAGGACAAATCTTTACACATTCTATATGGTGTAATATTTTGCTCCTTTAACAGCTTGTCAATTTTTTCATACATATTGTAAATTCACCTCTTTTCTGATATATTTGAAGTAGTTAATATTTGTTAGCTAATATTTACGAATTTGAGTGTTTTTGTGATTATCTCGTATTTGTTAGCTACCTCGTGATTACATAATAACTCACATTTGCGAGATAGTCCAATTAAGCGTTCATAAAAATTTTAAACAGAGGCTTAAAAAATGAATAAAAAAGTAGTTTGGGAACGCATAGAAACATTAATTAAGAGAGAGAACATCACCGCTTATAAGCTAGGCAAAGATACAGGAATATCTACAGCCTCGCTTACAGATTGGAAGAAAGGACGCTCATCGCCAAAATTTGACAAACTAAAGCGGATAGCGGATTATTTTGGTGTGTCTGTATACTATTTAACTGGCGAGGTTGACGACTTCGACTCTGCTCGTCAAAAGAAAATAGAGTTTATAAAAAGTCGTGGCTTAGATGTTGACTTATCACACTATGACGATGAGGCTATCGATGATTTATATGTCGCCTATGCGCTTAAAAAAGATGTGATCCATAATTTAGAACTGCCAGAAATAAAAAAAGCGCCCTCTACACTAATAAGCATAGAGAGCGCCGAGGGGGTTAATTTAAAGGCGGTACTCGAAAAGGATAATATATTGTCTTATGGTAAGCATATAATCACAGATGATGAAAGGGCTACAATAAAAGCACTTATAGAGGCATTTCTCAAAACTAAGTAAAGGGAATATTAAGGGGAATTATGTATATGAAAAAGTTTGTTATTGCTGCGCTATTGGCTTTATGCACCATGTCAGCGCAGGCTATCACGTTGCCAGATTTGGCCAATTATAATAGCTATATCCAGTTGCCTAATGCTATGAATGAAATTCAATATATGCCTGTAAATGTCGAAGTTGTGAATACAGGCGATCATACGCTAGAGATTATTACGCCTATATATAGCTACTCGCCAAGTTATAAGAATTTCATTATTACAGAGTTTGTAAAGCACTATTATTATGACTTTAATAGTCGCAGCATTGCATTGGAGCTAACAGAAACAAACCTTATAGACGGCCGAAATGGTAAAGTATTAAAGCAATCTAATCATAAGCCGCCTAAGCGAATTGAATTACATCCAAATACATATGGTTATTTAGAGGCTATGATAGCACTAGGCAACGCCCAACGCATAGGCAAGTTTACGCCGCCAACAGCCCAATAAAAAAAAGAGCCCCTATCAAGGGGCTTTATTTCTAATTAAAATAAAATAACCGCCGATGTATACGTTCGGCGGTTATCGGACAACACATGTCTTATCTTCTCTAATGAGATTATACCATTGAAAGGAATATCACACAATGACAAATAACAAAGATTTACAAACTGGCGTTATATACGCTCGTTATTCATCTGATAAACAAAGAGACGAGTCAATCGAGGGGCAAATAAGAGAGTGCACCGAGTACGCTCAGCGTGAGGGTATACTGATTACTAAGATATATACAGATAGAGCCCTCTCTGCTCGCACGGATAACCGCCCAGAGTTCTTACAGATGATCCGTGATAGCGCTCATCAATCATTTAATTATGTGATTGTGTATCAACTCGATAGGTTCAGCCGTAGCCGTGAGGATAGCGCCAAATATAAGGGCATATTGCGCCGTAATGGTGTTAGAGTGTTGAGCGCAAAGGAACATATTACGAATGAGCCAGCAGGTATCATCTTAGAAAGTATGCTCGAGGGCATGGCTGAATATTACAGCGTTGAGCTATCTCAAAAGGTTAAACGTGGTATGACTGAAAACGCACTCAAAGGCAAGATGAACGGCGCTGCTATTCCGCTTGGATACGACCTAACAGAAAGCCACCATTTAGCCGTGAATGCTCACGAGGCTAAGGCGGTAAGGTTAATCTATGACTTATATCTAAAACATCACTCTATAGCCAAAATTAGCGATATTTTGCACAGTAAAGGCTATCTTACAAAGAAAGGCCGAAAGATTTCACCTAGTGTGATTAAGAATATCCTATCTAATGAGAAATATATAGGCGTGTACTCTTGGGGTGATATTCGCCTCGAGAACTCAATACCGCCTATTATTTCGAGAAAGGTATTCGATGAGGTACAGCAGGTTATGCCTACACGAATTAAGAATAAAGGCCGACGCTCTGAAATGTATAATCTATGTGGCAAATTAATTTGTGGCGAATGTGGCGGCCATTATATGGGCTCTACGGCTACATCAAGAAATAAGGAAAAGCACCATTATTACGTATGTACTAATCGGCGTAAATACCATACTTGCGCAGCGCCAAATATTCGTCGAGATGAATTAGAGGATTTGGTTATTAATAGAACGCTTGAAATTCTAAATCAGCCCTCAAATATCGCTCGTATAGTTGATTTAGTTATGTCTGGGTATAATAACACTACCCAAGAGGCAAAAATCGCCATACAGGGCATAAATAACAAAATTAAGGCTATTGATACAGAATTAAATAACTGCATGAGTGCTATTAAGCAAGGTTTTATTACGGAACGCCTAAAAAGCGAAATAGAAAACCTCGAGAATGAGCGCAATAACCTATTAGAGCAAAAAGCGAACCATGAGAGCGCTCTTATACCTATCAAATTTACGGCGGATCATATCGAGTATTTCCTCGAGAGAATGGCAAAAGAAAACCCTACCACCAAAGCAGGCCGCTCTCGTATTCTTGATACGTTCATTAAGAGCGTTACTATCTATAGTGATAGGGTTGAAATCGTATTTAATTATAAGAATGAACTGCCAGAATTTGGCGTTCAATCTGCAAGCGGTTCGCATTTTAGCGTTTTGGTGGGCCCACCTGGGTTCGAACCAGGGACCGACCGGTTATGAGCCGGTTGCTCTACCCCTGAGCTATAGGC